ATCAACGTCACGCCGCTGGCCGACAAGCTCGCGGGCGGACTAAGCGAGGCGATCAACAACTAATGAAACCACGCGAAAGAACATCAGGAATTCCGACCCGTCGAAAAGACGTGCATCTCGAAATCGCAAAGCCGAAGCGGAGGCAGGCCGTCGATGAGACGACTTACAGCCGAAACAAAATGGGCATCGCGGTGGACAGTCGCGGGCGCTTCATCGGGCGGCGCGACATCGAAAAGGGCGCGGCACATTTCTGGGACTCACGAAGGAGCAAAAACACATGAGCAACGACAACGACACAAAACAGAGAGCCATCATCAACGCGGCGACGGAGCAATTCCGCGCGCTGCTCGAAACCAACTTCCGCTCGATCGCCAAGGCCGCGCAAGACGGATTCATCGAAGACGAGGACCAGACGGAGCCGAAGGCGAAAGCCTCGTTTACCGTCGAGTGGGACAGCCTCGCGCAAGCGCCGAAGGTCGGCGTGAAGATCGCGTGGAGCGTGCGATTTAAAGACGAGTCGGAAACGGAGATTGACCCGCTGCAATCGAAGCTGGGGCTGGAGGTGCAGCCATGAGCGCCGAGACCATCGAAGCCTACCACGCCAACCCGGCGATCAGTCACAGCAAGCTGGAGTGCTACCGCAGGCGGCCGGCGCTCTACTTCAAGAAATACGTGGCCAAGACGCTGGCGCCACCCGAGGACACCGGCGCTTTCCGACTCGGATCCGCGGTGCATTGCGCGGTGCTCGAAGAAAAGGAATTCGCCTCGCGCTACATTCTGCGACCCGACTGCGACCGGCGCACAAAGGAAGGTAAAATCCAGTTCGCTGAATTCTCGGCACAGCACGCATATAAGACGCTCCTGGACGCCGACGAAATGGCGCAGGTCGTCGCGATGCGCGAGGCGGTGGCGGCGCATCCGATCGCGTCGCAGTTGCTCTATGACGGCCACGCCGAGATGACGTGGCGCAAGGAGCAACCGAACGCACTCGGCGCGCTGCAATGCCGGACGGACTGGTTCAGCTCGTTCGGCTGCGAGGTGACCAACGGCGAACCCTACGCGCTCGACCTCAAGACGGTCGAGAGCCTCGACTCCGATGCGTTCCGAAACTTCGAGCGTGCCGCGTTCAGCTACGGCTACCACCGACAGGCGGGCTTTTATCTGCCGCTGATCAACGAGATTTACCAGCGGCCGGTCTCGCGGATGTATTACGTCGCGGTCGAGAAGTGCGAGCCCTACGGCGTTGCGGTTTACAAGCTCAGCGACGACGCAATTGCGCGAGGCCAGGACGAGAACATTGCGGACTTGGTGCGGCTCAAGCGCAGTCTCGAAACGAACGACTGGCCGAACATCGAGCCGACGATTCACGAACTGAAACTGCCGGGCTGGTATGACAAACAGCGATGAAATCGAACCTCAAATACAAATGGCGAATCATGCTCGTCAGTCCTGAGCATCGCATCACCGCGCACAAGTTCTGCACGTTTGAGCAGGCGCTGCTCACCGCCGACGAACTCGAGACCGAAGTCGAGTGGCTCGTGACCGGCGTATTCATTTCGCGACAGCCATGAAAGAACTATTCGTCATCACCGTTGCGACCTCAGTCTGCACTAGCGCAATTTGCTTTTGGCTCGGGCACGCGCTCGGCAAACGCCGAGGCCGCGACGAGCAATGGGTCAGCGACTACCTCGCATACGAACGCAAAACACAGGCCGGCCGAGACAACCTCGGGCGGTTCAAAAAACGAAAGGCTCCTTATGGTAAGATCAAAATCCCAGCATCAAAAAACGAATTCTGAGATCGACCGGCGGCTGCTCGAAATGCAGTCACCGCGCGAGATCGTCCGAGTCATGCGAGGCGCGACGCTGAGCAATGTCCACGCACGGGCGCGGCGGCTCGGACTGGCGCTGCACCGCATCACGCCGGCTGAGCGGGACCATCTCGTCTGGTTGCGGAAGGGAGCGAAGAAATGAAACCGCATCGACAACGCATAGCCATCGCGAAAGCGTGTGGCTTCAAATGTAGCGAATACTCGGACGAATTGGGGCAACTCGTCGCGGAGTTCATGCCCGACTACCTCAAAGACCTCAACGCCATCCATAAGGCGGAGAAGATGCTGAACAACGTCCAGCGAGAGCGGTATCGCACTGAGCTGGTTTACATGCACGCCGGGAAAGATGTGTTTGCGACCTCCGCCCAACGCGCCGAGGCTTTCCTCCGCACGATTGGCAAATGGGAGGAGGACAAATGACCACCTTCATTTTCGGCGACCCGAAGGGCCAACCCCGAGCGCGAGCCTTCGCCCGCAAGATGGGCGCGAAGCACGTCGCGCGGATGTATGACTCGGATGTGGCGGACGCGTGGAAGCGGGCCGTTGATCTCGGCATCGAGCGCGAGCACAGGGCGCGGTCATTTGTTTTGGACGCATCCGGAGCGTTTGACTGCAAGCTGATGTTTTTCTTTCGCCGTCCTAAAAGCCACTACGGCAAGGGCGGACACGTTAAGGCGAGCGCGCCGGTCTGCCACGTCTCGAAGCCAGACGCGGACAATCTCGCCAAACTCGTGCTCGACCGCATCACGCGCGGCGGGCGGATCTGGCGGGACGATTCGCAAGTCGCGAAGCTCCACGTCGAAAAGTATTGGGCGATCACCGACGCGAGGATTGGGGTCTATGTGAGCGTGCAGCGATTCGAGGGGAGCGAGGCTTGACGCGTGGAGGGCATCGAGTAAATAGGAACCGAGGCCGTGAAAAGCCTACAACCACTAATGACTGTTCAAACTTTAGCCAGCCAATCGCGCGGAGGCATTCAGTGGTGCCAATTTTCACCCGCGCGTTTGGTTGGCTTTTTTTTATGAACTGGATCAATATCAAAACTTCGGACCTTCGCGCTCCGCAATTTATCGGCTCCGACCCAACGGCTCGCGGGACATGGGTGGCCGTGCTCGGTTATTGCTACGAGCAGGAAAACGGCGGACTCATCGCCGGCTGCAAGACGTGGAAAGATCGACAGTGGCAACAGGTCTGCGGCGTAACGCGTGAGGAAATCGACGGGGCGCAAAGCCTCATGGGTTGGCAAGACGACGATCTTCGAGTCTGGGGCTATCCGTCTGACTTGGAGGACGAAATCAAACGCAAGCGCGAGGCTGGTCGCAAGGGAGGCCAAGCACGAACCCAAGCAAAGATCGAAGCATCGAAGGCCAACGGAGCCAAGCATAACCCAAGCATAACCCAAGCAGAACCTAAGCAGGAACCCAACGTAATAGTAATAGAAAGAGTAATAGAAAAGAAAGAGAAGGAGGGAAAGGATGTCGCGGAGGTTTCCGCGATCAGCGACGAGGACTGGCTGAATCAACTGGCAATCAATCCGGCTTACAGCCTGATGGACGTTCGCCGGGAGTATTCAAAGATGCGGACGTGGTGCAGCGTGAACCGCAAGATGCCGACACGGCGCCGATTCGTGGCTTGGCTGAACCGCATCGAAAAACCGATGGACGCAGCGAAAGGAAGCCGAGCGCATGAAAGCATCATCGACCGCTCCTGATCCATCGCCCGCGGAGCGCCGGCTGATCGCGGCGTGCATGGCTGGCGGCGTGCAGACCGTGGCAAGCGCAGTCAACCACGGCATCAGCGCCGAGACCTTCGCGGACCCGATGCTCGGGATTATCTGGCAGGCTCTGGTGCAGACCGCGACAGAGGACAAGGACACGCACGTTTTCAAAGTCGGCCGTCGCGCCTTTGGTTCGGCCATCGATGCCGAGAGCATGGGCCAACTGGCGGAGATCGCCGCGCTTGAGCCGACATCGATCTTTGCGAAGCAGCTCACCATCGAAGTCATCGACGCGAACAAGCGCCGCAAGGCCGTCACCAAGCTCGGACAGGCTCTGGGCGCCGTCACGCCACGGGAGGGCGGCGAATGGGAAGAGGACTGGTCGGCCGCACGGAAAGCGATCCATGAGGCCGAGCTGGCGGTTTCGATCCAGGGCGCGACCAAAAGCCTTTCGGCCATCGTGGACGAATACATTTACGACGAGACGCACGGCAAGGAGGCCGGAGTCGTCGGGACAGGGATGACACACTGCGACGAGTATTTCGGGAAGATCCGAGGCGGCGAGGTGTGCGTGATTGCAGGCCGGCCAGGCGTCGGCAAGACCGCGCTCGCGATCCAGATGGCCGACTCAGTTGTGCGCGGCGGCGGCAAGGCCATGATCGTTTCCCTTGAGATGCAGGCGCGGGACTTGGTCGGCCGGCTCGCGAAGCAACGACTGGGGCGAAGCGCCGGCATCGTGCGAGGCTGCACCGCGGCCGAGTATCAATCGGCCAAGACCTCGTGGATTGCGTCGGCGCAGAAGATGAAAGCCGACGAAAAGCGGCTGCACATCTTCGAGGTGCGTCAGGTCAAGTCGGTGTCGGACATCGAGGACCGCGTGGCGATGCTCAAGGCGGCGGATGCTCTGCCACATGTGGTCGTCATCGACTATCTGCAACTGCTGCACGCCGAGGACTCACGCGCACCACGCGAGCAACAGGTGGCGCTCATGTCGCGCCGGATAAAGCTTATGGCGCTGAATTTCAACGTGGCCGTGATTCTGCTCTCGCAGCTCAACCGGGACGCGGAGAAGGACGGCAGCCGGCCGAAGCTCTCAGGCTTGCGCGAGTCAGGCGCAATCGAGCAGGACGCAGATCGGGTCTGGTTGCTCTACCCGGACCCCGAAGTGATGGCGGTTCCTGACGCGCCGACGGTGCAAGTCGTGATCGACCAAGCCAAGAACCGCAACGGCGCCGGCGGCATCGCCAAGGTGGTCGAGTTCTTCAAACCCAGCTTTTCATTCCATAAAAAACTATGAGGCTCTACGACGAACAAAATCGGCTGCACGCGGAGGGCGGACCGGCATTCACCAACCCAGACGGCTCGTTCGTGTGGTATCATCACGGGAAGATTCACCGGCTCGACGGGCCAGCGGTGCGGCTCGTCACGCCAGACGGCAGCATCGAAGAACAGTTTTGGGTCAATGGGACCGAGATCGTCGCGCCCCAACTTTAACCATGAAACAAACCAAAGAAGAAATCGAAGCGCAGATAATTGCGCTGCTTAAGCAGAGGACTGAGGGTCAGCGCATTCTGCGATCACTGACGCAGGCGCTCGAATCTGTTGAAAAGGAACTCAAGGACCTTTTGCAACAACTCGCCAAACATTCTCAACCATGAAATCCAACACACAAAACATCCAGCGCGGGCCAATGGCCGACGCTTTTGAATTCTCGACGCGCAAGTCGAGCGACATAAACGAGCATTTGCCGATGCTCTATTTCCTCGCGTCGCAATGCGACCACGTGACCGAGTTCGGCGTGAGGACTGGCGAAAGCACGCTGGCGTTTCTGCACGGACTGCAGGGGCGGCGGGCAACGCTGAGAAGTTACGACATAAACGATCAGTTCGGCGTTCATAAGACGATGGCACCGCACACGACGGCGGACTGGACGTTTTCGATCTGCTCCACGCTGGCGATTTCGCCGATTGAGCCGACGGACCTGCTATTTATCGACACGCTGCACCGCTACGACCAAGTGCGGCAAGAGCTGGCGATTCACGGCGACGCGGTTCGGCGCTGGATTGTTTTCCACGATACCGAGACGTTCGGCGTGACGGGAGACGACGGCGGCGAGGGCATCAATCGGGCGATTGACGAGTGGCTGGCGTCGAGACCGGAGTATCGAATCGTTTACCGGACGCACCGAAACAACGGGCTCACCGTGATTGAGCGCGAGGCCGAAGTGGCTTGGTGATTGACACGGAGCGCAATGCGTCAAAAGCGATGGGGCAACACATGACGACGACCCAAACACACGACCAAGATCAACGAGAACTTGAGGCGCTGCGATTCTCAGCACGGGCGGCGAGGGCCATCACCACGCTGGAGATGCAGCGCAAGACAATCACCCGCGAATATGGCGAGCGCATCAAAAAGATTCGGGCGCTGATCCTGATCTTGCAGCAGCGCGAGAGCATCGGGCAGCTCGGCATCGACGGGATCAACGCGGTGGAGATTTCGCCGGAGCTTCGGAAGCTGATTCACAACCCGGTCGGTGACCTGACGTGATTACGGCGACATACGACCGCGCAACGACCTACGAGGCGTCTTATGACGGCGCACGGTCGGACGCGGGACGGCTTTCGGCTGAGATCATGGAGCGGCTCGTTGAGCTGCACGAGCTGCGGATGACCAGCGCCGCGGACCTATGCCGACGGCTGGGGACGCTGGCGGACCTATCGCCGACGATGTTTCTCGTGACGCTAAGGCTTGGGTCGGGCGATGTGTCGGCGGTCAGGCAGTCGTTCGGCGAGATGGCCGCGAAGACCGGCAGGACGAGGCAGGCGTTGCATTACGAGTGGGCCCACGAGATCGAGCGCGTGCGATTGGTGTTCCCGGCGCTTGCTCAGCTTATGACCGATTACCGGCAGGCGACGGATGAAGCCGAGCGGCCGGACCGGGAGGCGGCGCCGTGAAACCGCGGTTTGCAGCGTGCTCAGGATGGCTCGCCAGACGCCGCTGCGTGCGATTTAAAGCGATTTGGCGGCTTTTGAGGGTCAAGACACAGGGGGGATAAAGTGAGAAAGCCAGTCGCAACTCTTGAATGGTTGTTATCTCGCCCTTGCAAGGCAGGCAAGCGCGCTTCTCAGGCCGCGAAGGTGTTCAGTATGCCGAACATCGGAGACAACGAGCTTCGCGTGATCTATCTTAAGCGGATGGGATATGGGTTTAAGTCGATAGGGAAGCAGATTGGGGTTTGCCCTGTAACGACTAGGAACTGGCTAATCCGAGCGGGATTTACCTGCAACGCGGGAACAAAGTCGCCCGCGTTTCCATCAAAGCAACCAGCTCCGTTTATGAGCGCAAAGGACTGGGGTAATGAATGGCGCGGAGTAGTAGATGATTACCTTAGATTTGCTGATCGAAGGTCGTTACACAGAAACAACCCTTACAAGTCAGGCACGCGGGAATATGTCCGTCATTGGATAACAATGAAGACGGGCAAAGCATGCCGTCCGATGAGCGAATACCTCAAGTCGGTAGAATCTAGAAATCTGCCTAGAAAAAGAAGGGTTGTTATGCTTAGGAAAAAGTTGCGGGAGTTTGTAAAATCGACCTCTCGTCGTTACATTCATTTGTTTGGTTGCAGCGCCCATTTTATGCGTCAGCACTTAGAGAGTCAGTTTAAAAGCGGGATGACTTGGGAAAACCGTAAAGAGTGGCACATTGATCATATTAGGCCGTGTGCATCCTTTGATTTCGCAGAGAAGTCCGATGCGCTTATTTGCTTCAACTGGAAGAATCTGAGACCTGTTTTCGCTAGGGTTAATACTCGTAAGGGCTCAAAGTGGCGAGGCACGTTGTGGGCTGAGGGCAAATCTATAGAAAAAAAGGAATCTTTTACGCTGGGCTAAGCACGCGGGTTAGACGACC